GCCGGTGCCTTCGGTCATCACCTCGAACATCATGGCGGTCAGGTCCTGATCGACGTGGCCGGCGATGACGCGGTCGTCCGCCGGCGGCGTGCGCTTGTAGAGCGCGCGGCCGTCGGGCGCGTCGACTTCGCTGACGAAATACGGCGTCACTTTCAGCCCGCCCGAGGCGAAGGCCGCGTAGGCGCCGGTCAGCTCCAGCGGCGTCACTTCGCTGGTGCCCAGCGCCAGCGAGGCGTTGGCCTCCAGCTTCGAAGTGATGCCGCAGCGCTGCGCGGCTTCCATCACCGTGTTGATCCCGATCTCTTGCGCCAGGTTCGCGGTGACGGTGTTGACCGAATGGGCGAGGGCGTCGGCCAGCGTCAGCGAGCCGTAGCTGCGCCCGCCGTAATTGGTCGGCGTCCAGCCGTTGATGTCCACCGGCTCGTCGTCGCGCATGTCCCAAGGCGACAGTCCCGCTTCCAGCGCGGCGAGATAGACGAACGGCTTGAAGGCCGAACCGGGCTGGCGATGGGCCTGGATGGCGCGGTTGAAGGTGGACTCGTCGTAATCGGTGCCGCCGATCAGCGCCGAAACTGCACCGTCGAGCTTCATCACCACCACGGCGGATTCGTGCGCCCGCGCCCTTTTGCCTTCCTTGCCGAGGATGACCTTGGCCACGGCTTCGCGCGCCGCTTCCTGGAGGCGCGGCTCGAGCGTGGTTTTCACCAACAGATCGCCGGCGAGCGGATGGCCGCTTTGCGCCGCCAGCTTCATCGCCTCGTCGGCGGCGGTGTCGAGGAAGAAGTTGCGCGCATCCACCGCCGCGCGATCGGCGACGACGGCGGGATGGGCGCGGGCGTCGTCTGCCTGTTCCTGTGTGATCGCGCCCGTCTCCACCATCTTGGCGAGCACAATGTTGGCGCGCGTCTGCGCCGCCACGAGATCGCGCCGCGGCGAGAACACCGAAGGCGCGCGCGTCAGCGTCGCCAGCATCGCCGCTTCGGAAAGCGTCAAGTCGCGCGCCGACTTGCCGAAATAGACGCGCGCCGCCCCGTCCACGCCGTAGGCGCCGGAGCCGAGATAGATGCGGTTGAGGTAAAGCTCCAGGATCTGCTGCTTCGACAGCGCGTTCTCCAGCGCCACCGCGTCGGTCATGTCGGTCAGCTTGCGCGACCAGGTGCGCCCGGAATTGGTGAAGACGATCTTCGCGGTCTGCTGGGTGATGGTCGAGCCGCCTTGCTCCCAGCGCCGTGCCCTGAGATCGATCCACAGCGCGCGCAACAGCCCTTCGGGATCGATGCCGTGATGGGAGTAGAAACGCCGGTCCTCCATAGCGATGAAAGCGGCGGGAAGGTAAGGCGGCATCTGATCGAGCGTCAGCCGCTCGCCGACGATGGCGCCGCGGTGTCCGGCCACTTGGCCGTGCGCGTCGAGAAAGGTGAACGCTACCGGCCGGTTGACGGCGTAAAGGTCTTGGCTGAGGTCGAGCTTGGGCGCGAAGGGCGAGATCAGCGCCGGCAGGCTATACAGCAACAGCAACGGCAAGACGACGATAACGCCGACGACCGCCCACACGCGCAACAACAGGACGCGGTGATCCGCGATCCAACCGCCCGTCTGCTCCAGGATGTCGCGCCAGCGCTCGTCCATGGGCGCGGCTAGTGCTTAACTGGAATCGATTGACGCATACCCCGGTTTTCTTTCCTTCCTCTTGTCCGTCATCGCCCGGCCCGTCCGGGCGATCCATGAGGGCTTTAGGCGCAGAGGTCGCTTTCAGAGCCTTCTTGGATCGCCCGCATCGTCCCTAGCGTCAGCGTAGGGACGGGCGATGACGATGGGAGAGATAATTCCAGTCGTCGTTAGCTATCCTTCCTCCCGTCCGTCATCGCCCGGCTCGTCCGGGCGATCCATGAGGGCTTTAGGCGCAGAGGTCGCTTTCAGAGCCTTCTTGGATCGCCCGCATCACGCGGGCGATGACGATCAGTGAGATCATTACATTCGTCATAAACCACTTTAAGTGACGGAAATTTGGGGCGGATTCAAGACCGGGCGGGTTAACGATGGGAAAGGTGCGGCAGGCAGCCCCACAATCCCCGTCACTGTGCTTTAGAGCCGTTTCGGAATAAATGGATTCGATTAAAGGTCCCACCCTCCCCTTGAGGGAGGGTCGAAAAATCCGAGCTTGCGAAGGATTTTTCGGGGAGGGGTCGCGAGCGTAGCGAGCGCGCTATCGCGCGCACCCCTCTCCGAAGCCAAATTCTCGCCGATGCTCGAATTTGCCTTCGACCCTCCCTCAAGGGGAGGGTGGAATATCTTGCGTCGATCCAAACCGAATTTGCTTTAGATGGCTTCACCAGCCAAATCTGATCCCAGCTCGCGCTCGCTGCGAGCCGGGATGACAGGTTAAGATGGATGGAATTGATCTCGTCATCCCCACATTCGGTGCTGCCTAACTGGGGCACTCGACGATGGGAATTTAGGACACTCGCACGAACCTTGCCCGATTCGGCGATACAAAGAATGCTTCGTAGCCCGCTGCACGCCACGCTTCCCGCTGCACATGCCCATGTTGGCCTTTGACGTTCTCCCACCACTGCGGTGTCGAAGCTGTGCTTGGAAGGCGATCACCAATGATGTTTTCAACCTCTCGAAATGTCAGGATTAACTCAGTGAGGGTCTGTCGCATTAGATAGTCACGGAGCGGGTCGTATTTTGCCATCATCTTCCCCCGTCAATTACTGTGAACCACTCTACTTTATGCCCTTGCGGCTCTGTCGTCACGATGCGCACGGGAGCGAGCCAAGGGCTTCCGCAAACTTTTTTTCAGCCACGCTATCCCTCAACTTCTCGCAGCGACGCTCGCGGCTTAGGACATTTCATCCAACGATCGAAGACGCGCGGGGTCAAAAAAAATCACCACCCCCTCTTGAACCGACAAGGTCGAATCCCCACTTCGGCTATATCCCCGAAATTCCATCCGATGACCAAGACCGCCCCGCAACGCGAGTGGTACGAGCCGACGCTCGCCCAAATGCGCGTGGGACCGCCCGAACCCATCGACGACAACTGGAAGGACGACATCGTGGAACGCTTGCTTCGCGAGCTGAAACGCCAGCTCTGTCAATTGGAAAACACCAAGCCCACGCCGGAGATCGATCAGGCTGCCATTCGCCAGGCCAATGTCGCGACGCTCGCCTCAATCGAACGCACGCTCGAGAAGCTGCTGCACCTGCATCAGCAGATGGCGCTCGCGCAGGAAACCAAGAAGGCGACCAAGCATGACGACGCCATTGCCGCGCTTGAGCGCCGACTTGATAAACTCCTGGCCGCGTCGAAAGCGCCGCAAGTGGCTCAAACGCCTCAGCAATGACGAAGCCTCCGAGCTCGACTGCCATTGGCCGTTCTGGGCGCGCGAGGCGCAACTCGCGCCCGAGGGCGATTGGCGCATCTGGCTCTATCTCGGCGGGCGCGGCGCGGGCAAGACGCGCGCCGGCGCCGAATGGGTCGCCGACGGCGTCTGCCACGGCACGATGCGGCGCGTGGGACTGATCGGCGCGACCTTTCAGGATGCCAGAAGCGTGATGATCGAAGGCGAATCCGGCTTGCTGGCGGTTGCGCCGGGTGCAGAGTTCGAGCCCTCGAACCGGCGCGTCTTGTGGCCGCACGGCGCGGTCGCGACCGTGATCTCGGCCGACGAGCCCGATTACGTGCGCGGCCATCAATTCGACGCGGTATGGGCCGACGAGTTTTGCAAATGGACCGAGCCGCAAGCCGCCCTCGACATGGCGCTGATGGCGCTGCGCCTCGGCCGCGATCCGCGCCTGGCGATCACCACGACGCCGCGCAACATCAAGGCGCTGCGCGATTTGCTCGCGGCCAAGGACGTGGTCGTCACCCGCTCGGCGACGGCCGACAACGCCGCGAACCTGGCGCCGACTTTCTTGGCCGGCCTCGAATTGCGTTTTGCCGGCACGCGGCTCGGCCGCCAGGAGCTCGAAGCCGAGCTGATCGAGGACAACGACGCCGCGCTGTGGCGTAGAGAGTGGATCGAGCGGGCGCGGGTGCGCGCCGCGCCGCAGCTGGTGCGCGTCGTCGTCGCGGTCGATCCGCCCGCCTCCATCGCGGGCGACGAATGCGGCATCGTGGTGGCGGGGTTGGGCGAGAACGGCGAGGCTTACGTGCTCGCCGATTTGTCCGCAGCCGGACTTTCGCCGGCGCGCTGGGCGCGGCGCGTCGCCGACGCTTATGAGGATCACGAAGCCGATTGCGTGGTGGCCGAAGCCAACCAGGGCGGCGACATGGTCAAGCAGGTGCTGCTCGATCCCTTGCCCAACGCGTCGGTGCGCCTGGTGCACGCCACGCGCGACAAGCATACCCGCGCCATGCCGGCGGCCCAGCTCTACGAGCAAGGCCGGGTGCATCACGCGGGCGCGTTTCCCGAGCTCGAAGACCAGATGTGCAATTTTGACGGCACCGGCAAAAGCCCCGACCGCATGGACGCGCTGGTCTGGGCGCTGACCGAACTTCTGCCGCGTACCCGCAAAGCGGAGCCGAAGATACGAACTGTATGAGATCGCGCAATTTCTTTCTCCCCCCGTTCACGGGGGGAGTGCCCGGCGCAGCCGGGCAAGGGGGGCGCAGTGGTTCATCCCCCTTCCGTCTCAAGCTCGCTGACGCTCGCTTTCGACACCTCCCCCGTAAACGGGGGAGGAAAGGTTAGGAACAACATGCTCAACCGCCTCTTCCGCCGCGCGCCGGAGCAAAAGTCCGCCGTGCCGCCCTTGATTGCGCTGACGCTGACCGGCGCGCCGTTCTGGGGTCCGCGCGATTTCGTCAGCTTGGCGCGCACCGGTGTGATGGCCAACGCCATCGCCTATCGCTGCGTGCGCATGATCGCCGAAGGCGCTGCCGCGGTGCCCTGGCTCTTGTACGACGGCGCGCAGGAGATCGAAAGCCATCCGCTGCTCGCCCTGCTCGATATGCCCAATCCGCAGGAAGACGGCACCACGCTGTTCGAGAACTGGTACGCCTATCTGCAATGCGCCGGCGATGCTTATCTCGAAGCGGTGAGCGTTGGCCCCGAGGTGCGCGAGCTTTACGTGCTGCGTCCCGACCGCGTCACGGTGGTGCCCGACGCGCGCGGCTGGCCCATCGCCTACGACTACAAGGTCGGCGAGCGCATCACGCGCCTCTCGCGCGACGCCAGCGGCTTTCTGCCGGTGATGCATTCGATGCTGTTCAATCCGCTCGACGATCATTACGGGCTGTCGCCGCTGGAGGCCGCGGCCACCGCGCTCGACACCCACAATGCGGGCGCGGGCTGGACCAAATCGCTGCTCGACAATTCGGCGCGGCCCTCCGGCGCGCTGATCTACAAAGGTCCCGATGGCCAGGCCTCGCTCTCAGAGGATCAATTCCAGCGCCTCAAGCGCGAACTCGAGGACGCTTATCAAGGCGCGGCGAACGCCGGCCGGCCGATGGTGCTGGAAGGCGGGCTGTCGTGGCAAGCGATGAGCTACACGCCGGCCGACATGGATTTCTCCGATCTGCGCAACGCCGCGGCGCGCGAGATCGCGCTCGCCTTCGGCATTCCGCCGATGCTGCTCGGGCTGCCCGGCGACAATGCCTACCACAATTATCAAGAGGCCAATCTGGTGTTCTGGCGCCAGACGATTTTGCCGCTGGTGGCGCGCACGGCGAAGGCGCTGACGCGCTGGCTGGCGCCGCGCTTCGGCTCCTCGTTGCGCGTCGGCTACGACGCCGATGCGGTCGACGCGCTGGCGGTGGAGCGCGAAAGCGTGTGGGACAAGCTCAACGCGGCAGCGTTCCTGACGCTCAACGAAAAGCGCCAGGCCGCCGGTTATTCGCCGGTGGAGGGTGGGGATGCGATTGCGTGACCCTCGCTGAAACCCTCCAACCCGCGCTGGAGAAGCGCTGGCCGGCCGCCCTGGTGGCGGCCTTTTTGTTGCAGACGGCGGGCGCGCTGTTCTGGGCCGGCTCGGCGGCCGAGCGCATCGCGACGCTCGAACGCACCGTCGCCGGCGATCAGGCGGCGATTGAGCGCGTCGCCGTGCTCGAAGACCAGATCGCCGACATCAAGCAAACCCTCGACCGCATCGAGAACAAGCTGGATAGAAACGGCAGTCCAAAAGAGTAGTGAAGTACCGACCCTCCCCTTGAGGGAGGGTCGAAGTTGGTTTCGAGCATCGCGAGAAAACAACTTCGGGGAGGGGTGCGCGCGAAAGCGCGCTCGCCGCGCTCGCGACCCCTCCCCGAAAAACGCTCGCGCGCACGCTTTCGCTACGCGCTGCTCGCGTTTTTCGACCCTCCCTCAAGGGGAGGGTGAAAATAAGGCAGAGTCCGACATAGACATGACCACCGTCACTTACACGCGGCGAAGGCTCGCCCATTTCGGCGCGCCGGCGCGGCTCGACACGCTTGGGCAGGGCGAGTTCGAAGGCTATGCCTCGCTCTTCAACGTGCCCGACAGCGCCGGCGACGTGGTGGCGCCTGGCGCCTTTGCGGCCAGCCTGCGCAAGCGCCCGCCGGAGCGCGTGCGCCTGCTCTATCAGCATTTCGCGCACGAGCCGCTCGGCGTGTGGGAGACCATCCGCGAGGACGGCACCGGGCTTTACGTCAAGGGCCGTCTCGTCACCGACGTCGTGCGCGCCAAGGAGGCGCTGTCGCTGATCCGCGAAGGCGCGCTCAACGGGCTGTCGATCGGCTTTCGCACGATACGCGCCAGCCGCAATCCGAAGACCGGCTTGCGCACGCTTCTGGAAATCGAGCTTTGGGAAATCTCGGTCGTGACCTTTCCCTTGCTCGCGGGTTCGAAGGTCACGGCCATCGGCGCGAAAAGCTACGCGCTGGCGCGGGAAATCCGCGCCGCGGCGCTCGCTCTTCGCCGCCAAACCGACCTGTCATCCCCGGCGAGCATCGCGCGCACTGCGCGCGGTGCGAGGGAAGGGGACCCAGGTGGATAGAGCACGCTCGTTGGTTGCCGTTCCCTTCCCCTCGCGATCCTGACGGATCGCTCGGCCGGGAATGACAACGAGTTCATTCGACTTATGAGGAGAGACCACGAAATGGAACTGGAAACCAAGGCCACCACAGAGATCAAGGACGCGTTCGACGAATTCCTGCGCTCCTTCGAGGCCTTCAAAGAGGCCAACGACGAGCGCCTCAAGCAGCTCGAGACCCGTTCGGCCGATGTCGTCACCGAAGAGAAGGTCGACCGCATCAACCGCGCCCTCGACGAACAGAAGCGCCTGCTCGACGAGCTGACGCTCGAGACCGCCCGTCCCGCCGTCGGCGGCGAGCGCAGGACCGCGCCGTCCTTCGCCGCGCGCGAGAAGAAGGCCGCCTTCGAGCGCTACGTTCGCAAGGGCGACACCTCCGGCCTCGACGCGCTGGAGATGAAGGCGATGACCGTCGGCTCCTTGACCGACGGCGGCTACACCGTGCCGCTCGAGATCGAGCAGACCATCGACACGGTGCTGCTGCAGATCTCGCCGATCCGCTCGATCGCCACGGTGCGCCAGATCGGCGCCAGCGTCTTCCGCAAGCCGATCGCCACCGCCGGCCCGGCCACCGGCTGGGTCGCCGAGACCGACGCGCGCACGCAAACCAACGCGCCGCCGCTGGTCGCCATCGATTTTCCGGCGATGGAGCTTTACGCCATGCCGGCGGCGAGCCAGACGCTGCTCGACGACAGCCTGGTCGATCTCGAAACCTGGTTGGCCGGCGAAGTGCAACTGGTGTTCGCCCAACAGGAAGGCGCGGCCTTCGTTTCCGGCAACGGCACGACGCAGCCGAAGGGCTTCCTCTCCGAGACCACGGTCGCCGACGCGTCTTGGACCTGGGGCAATCTCGGCTACATCGCCTCGGGCGCCGACGGCGCCTTCGCCGCGACCAATCCTTCCGACGCGCTGATCGCGCTCTGCTACGCGCCCAAGCAAGGCTATCGCGCCAACGGCACCTGGGTGATGAACCGTTCGACCGAAAGCCAGGTGCGCAAGTTCAAGGACCAGATCGAGAACTACATCTGGCAGCCGGGCACCGCGGCGGGCCAGCCGGCGACGCTGTTCGGCTATCCCATCGCCGTGGCCGAGGACATGCCGACCATCGCCTCGGGCAGCTTCTCCATCGCGTTTGGCGATTTCGCGCGCGGCTATCTGATCGTCGACCGCGTCGGCGTGCGGGTGCTGCGCGATCCCTACACCGCCAAGCCTTACGTGCTGTTCTACACCACCAAGCGCGTCGGCGGCGGCACGCAGAACTACGAAGCCATCAAGCTGATGAAGTTCAGCGCGTCGTAATAACCTGTCATCCCGGCCAGCGACCCCGGCCTTGTGCCGGGGGAGCGCGAGCCGGGACCCACTGCGACGTTGTCTCGGTGGGTCCCGGGTCTCGCGTTCTTCGAACGCTCGCCCGGGATGACATTTGGGTTTGTACTCATGTCCCTGCAACTCATCACCCCGCCCGCCGCCGAGCCGGTGACGCTGGCCGTGGCCAAGGCGCATCTCAAGCTCGACGTGAGCGACGACGATGCGCTGATCACTTCGCTGATCACCGCGGCGCGGGCGCGCGCCGAATGGCACACCGGCCGCGCGCTCGTGACGCAAAGCTGGATGCTGTGGCTCGATCAATGGCCGGTGGACGGCGTCATCGAGATTCCGCTGCCGCCGCTCGTCAGCGTGACGCAAGTGGCGCGCTATGCGCTCGACGACACGATGGGCGTCGTCGATCCGTCGAGCTATGTCGTGGACCTCGCCTCGCAGCCGGGACGGATCGCCCAGCGCCGGCCGTTCCCGCCGCCCTTGCCGCCACTCAGACCGGTGAACGCGGTGTCGGTCGCCTTCACCGCCGGTTACGGCGACCCCACGACCGTGCCGCTGGCGCTCGTGCAGGGCATCCTTTGCATCATCGCCGATCTCTACAGCAATCGCGGCGACGCCAATGCGATCGTCGGGCCGGAAGCGGAGGCGCTGCTGGCGCCGTACAGGATTTTCAAGCTGTAACAAGAACCACCTCCCCCAACGCGGGGAGGCCGGAAAAATTACGAGCGCAAGCGAGAAATTTTTCCGGGTGGGGGGCTGCCTCGACATCACCCCCACCCGACACAACTCGCTGCGCTCGTTCTGTCGACCTCCCCGCAAGGGGGAGGTGAAGGACGAAAATGATCGGAACACTTGACCAACGCGCGCAGCTGCAAGCGCTGACGCTGACGCCGGACGGCGGCGGCGGCTTCAGCGAGGCGTGGGAGACCTTTGCGACGGTGTGGGTGTCGCTGAAGCCGCAATTGGGCGGCGACGTCTTCGGCCCCGACGCGGTGGAATCGCGCATCCGCCATCGCGTGACGCTGCGTCGGCGCGGCGATCTCGCCGCCGGCCAGCATGTGGTGATCGGCACGCGCACCCTGCGCATCCACGCCGTGCTCGATCCGGGCCCGCGCGTACCCGCCGTCACGCTGCTGTGCGAGGAATTGCCATGAGCTCGGCGAGCTGGGCCTTGCAACAGGCCGTCTATGCGACGCTCATCGCCTCGAGCGAGGTGCAAGCGGTGGTCGGCACGCGCGTCTACGATATGGTGCCGCGCGAGGCGGTGTTTCCCTATCTCGTCGTGGGCGACGACGACGAGAGCAACGCCGACACCAAGACCGAACAAGGCAGCGAGCATGCGCTCACCGTTACCGCCTGGTCGCGCGCCGGCGGCCGCGAAGAGGTAAAGCTCGCCGCCGAAGCGGTGCGCTCTGCGCTCGACGGCGCGGCGCTCGCGCTCAGCGGCCATGTGCTGATCGACATCCGTTATCTCTCGGCGCAGTTCCTGCGCGAGAGCGACGGGCAGACCTTCCGCGCCGTGATCAAATTCCGCGCGGTGACTGAACCGAGTTGAATCGCCTCCCCCTTATGGGGAGGCCAAAATTCGCGAGCGAAGCGAACGAATTTCGGGTGGGGGGCGATGCTCATCGCGAACATCGCCCCCCACCCGGCTCGCTTGCGCTCGCCGGCACCACGCTGGCGCTAGCGCCCCCCACAAGGGGGAGATGATTAAGAGGAGTGACCCATGACCGCTCAAAGCGGCAAAGACCTGCTGGTCAAGATCGGCGACGGCGCGTCGCCGGAGAACTTCACCACCGTGGCGGGCTTGCGCACCACCACGCTCGCCTTCAACGCCACCAACATCGACGTCACCAATTCGGATTCCACCGACATGTGGCGCGAGCTGCTGAACGAGGGCGTCAAGTCGGCGAAAATCTCCGGCTCCGGCGTGTTCAAGGACGCGGCGTCCGACGCCGCGCTGCGCACCGCCTTCTTCGCCCAGGCGCTGACCGATTTCCAGATCGTGATCCCGAGCTTCGGCACCGTGCAAGGCCCGTTCAAGATCTCCGTGCTGCAGTACGACGGCCCTTACGACGGCGAGGTGAAGATCACACTGACGCTGGATTCGGCAGGCGCGCTGACGTTTACGAGCGATTGATCATCGTCGCCCCCTTGTGGGGAGGCCGGAAAAATTGCGAGCGCAAGCGAGAAATTTTTCCGGGTGGGGGGCGATGCTGATCGCAAACACCGCCCCCCACCCGATACGGCTTCGCTGCGCTACGCCGTATCGACCTCCCTACAAGGGGGCGCGATTTGATTGGAGTGTTTCATGCCAAACAAAATCCGCGGTGAAGCCGAGTTGGTCGCGGGCGGGAAATCGTTCCGCCTGCTGCTCACGCTGGGCGCGCTCGCCGAAATCGAAGACGGGCTCGGGCTCGACGATCTGACGGGCGTCGCCGCGCGGTTGAAACAGGCGCGCGCCGCCGATCTGGCGATCGTCGCGGCGGCGCTGTTGCGCGGCGGCGGCCACGAGCTGGCGCCCGCCGAGGTCTTGCGGCTTGAATGCGATCTCGGCGCGCTGATCGAAGCGGTAGGCGAGGCCTTCGCGCGCGCCGGCTTGAAGCACGCGACGGCGGAGGCGAAAGAGGCAAGCGCCCCTTTTCCTGGCCCACCTTGATCGCGCTGGGGCTCGGCCGCCTGCGGCTTTCGCCTGCCGCGTTCTGGTCGCTGTCGCTCGCCGAATGGCGCGCGATGCTGTCGCCGTTCGCGCCGCGCGCGCTCGCCCGGCGCGAGCTCGAAACCTTGATGCAACGCTATCCGGATTGAACCATGGTCAAACGCCGTACCCCGCTCGGCTCGAGCGTCGAGGATGTGCTGTCCAGCGCGGGCAAGTCGCTCTCCGATTTCGTCAGCGGACCGGTGACCGACGCCACCGGCGCCATCGACAGCGCGGTGACGAAAAGCTTCGCCTCGGTGGCGAACACCATCGCGGCCGCGGCGCTGTCGGGCAAGACCTCGATCAGCCAGATGGTGGATTCGATCCTCGCCGATTTCGACCGCGTGGCGCTCAAACAGTTCGTGGCCAAGCCGGTGGACAATGTGATCAATTCGCTGGTCGCTTCGCTGATGCCGGTGTCCGGCGCGCGCGCGGCGGGCGGACCGGTCGCGGCGGGCGCGGCCTATCTGGTGGGCGAGCAAGGCCCGGAACTGTTCGTGCCGGGAAGCGCGGGCGCGATCGCGCCCAACCAGACGCTGCAACAACAGCGGCCGTCGATCACCATGAACGTGCAGGTCAAGGACGCGCAAAGCTTCCTCAAATCCGAAACGCAAATCGCCGCCATGCTGAATCGCGCGCTGGCGCGGGGACAGAGGAATATGTGACGTGACCTTCCACGAAATCCAATTTCCCACCGCCATCGCCTTTCACTCGACGGGCGGGCCCGAGCGCAAGACCGAGATCGTGGCGCTCGGTTCCGGCTACGAGGAGCGCAACGGCGTGTGGGCCAATTCGCGGCGCAAATACGACGTCGGCTCTGGCATCAAGACGCTCGACGACATCGCTGAAGTGATCGCCTTCTTCGAGGCGCGCATGGGCCGGCTTTACGCCTTTCGCTTGAAGGATTTTTCGGATTTCCAATCCTGCACGCCCGCGGCGACGGTTTCGCCGACGGATCAAGCTATCGCCAGCGGCGACGGCACAACGACAGTGTTCCAGCTGACGAAAACCTACCTCTCCGGCCCGTCGAGCTGGACGCGCAAGATCGCCAAGCCGGTCGCGGGCACGCTGCGCGTCGCCATCGCCGGCACGGAAGTGACAAGCGGCTGGAGCGTCGACACGACCACTGGTCTTGTCAGCTTCGCCGTCGCGCCCGCGAACGGCGCCGCAATCGCCGCCGGCTTCGAATTCGACGTGCCGGCGCGCTTCGACACGGATTCGCTGGCGATCAATCTCGCCAGCTTCGCGGCCGGCGAGATTCCGTCGATCCCGCTGGTGGAGGTGTTTCTGTGAAAACACTTCCCCCCGGCCTGCAGGAGCATCTCTCGTCGGGCACCACTACCTTGTGCTGGTGTTGGAAGCTCACCCGCAACGACGGCACGGTGCAAGGCTTCACCGATCACGACGGCGATGTCGCCTTCGACGGCGTGAACTATGGCGCGGCGACCGGCTTCACGGCGAGCGAAGTGCAGTCCTCGCTCGGCTTTTCGGTGGACAATCTCGAGGTCTCCGGCGCGCTGTCGTCGAGCGATCTCAACGAGGACGAGCTGGCGGCGGGCCTTTACGACGGCGCGGCGATCGAGATCTGGCGCGTCAACTGGGCGAGCGTCGATCAGCGCGTCTTGATGCGCAAGGGAACGCTTGGCGAGGTCAAGCGCGGCAAGACGGCGTTCAGCGTCGAGGTGCGCGGGCTGATGCAGCAGCTCAACCAGCCGGTCGGCCGCGCCTATTGCTACGCCTGCGACGCGGACGTGGGCGACGCCCGCTGCACCATCGACCTTACCAATCCGGCCTATAACGGCACGGGCAGCGTCGCGAGCGTGACGGACAATCGCCGCTTCGCCGCCAGCGGGCTTGGCGCCTTCGCCGACCAGTTCTTCTCCGGCGGCAAGCTCACTTGGACCTCCGGCGCCAACAGCGGCGGCGCGATCGAGATCAAGCGGCATGCGCTCACCGCCGGCACAGTTTCGCTCGAGCTGTGGCAAGCGATGAGCGAGACTATCGCCGTGGGCGACACGTTCCACGTGACGGTCGGATGCGACAAGCAGTTCACCACCTGCCAGGCGAAGTTCGCCAACGCCGCCAATTTCCGCGGTTTTCCCTACATGCCCGGCAACGACGCGCTCACCGGCTACGCCAATTCGCAAAGCGATCTCGACGGAGGCAGCCGTTATGGCAACTGACGGCGCCGCCATCGTGGGGGCCGCGCGCGGTTGGATCGGCACGCCCTATCGGCATCAGGCGAGCCTCAAAGGCGTCGGCTGCGATTGCCTCGGCCTGTTGCGCGGGGTGTGGCGCGAGCTGAAAGGCGAAGAGCCCGAAACGCCGCCGCCTTATTCGCAGGACTGGGCCGAGGCGAAGGGCGAGGAGACGCTCTACAAGGCGCTCAAGCGGCATCTGAGGGAAATCCCCGCGGCCGCGATCAAGCCCGGCAACGTGGTGCTCTTCCGCATGCTGAGCCACGGGCCGGCGAAACATTGCGGCATCGTCGCTGAGAAGGACGGCGCGCTCACCTTGATCCACTCGCGCCAGAACAAGCAGGTCAACGAGGAAAACTTCTCGGCCGCTTGGCGCAAAAAACTGGCTTACACCTTCGAGGTGCCCTGATGGCCGCGCTCGTTCTCGGCATCGCCGGCCAGCTGCTTGGCCCTTCGCTGTTCGGCGCGACGGCCTTCACCGCTTTCGGGACCGCCGTCAGCGGCGCGCAGCTCGGCGGCGCGATCGGCGCCTTCGCCGGCGGGATCGCCGATCAGGCCTTGCTTGGGCGTCAAAGCCCGCAGCGCCTCAGCGATCTCAACCTCACCACCTCGACGGAAGGCGCGCCGGTCACCCGCATCGACGGCACCATCCGCGTCGGCGGCCAGCTGATCTGGGCGACCAAGTTCAAGCAGACGAGCGGAACGACGGGCGGCAAAGGCGCCTTGCTCGGCGGCCAGACCACCTACAGCTATTCCATCTCCTTCGCCATCGGACTGTGCGAAGGCGTCGTCGACAAGCTGGGCCGCATCTGGGCCGACGGCAATCTGATCGATCCGACCAACGCCGATTACGGCCCGCCAACCATCCGCTTTTATCAGGGCAGCGAAACCCAAACCGAAGATCCGTTCATTCAGGAGATCGAAGGCGAAGGCAACACGCCCGCTTATCGCGGGCTGTGTTACGTTGTGTTCGAGGATTTGCTGCTCACCCAGTTCGGCAACCGCATTCCGCAGCTGCAGTTCGAGCTGATCCGCGCCATCACCGCCGACCGCAACCCGGACGCGCTCGAGAACGTCATCGCCGGGGTCAATCTGATCCCGGGCGCGGGCGAGTTCGTCTACGCCACGACGATGGTGGATCAATATGACGGCAACGGCGTCAGCAAGCCGCTCAACTTCGTCAACACCTCGGGCGAAGCGGACGCGCAATTGGCGCTCGACGATCTGGCGGCCGTGGCACCCAACCTCAAATCGGTGTCGCTGGTGGTCGGTTGGTTCGGCAGCGATTTGCGCGCTGGCAATTGCACGATCCAGCCCAAGGTCGAGATCGCGTCGCGAGATACCTACGGCGTCTACGTCGCCAGCGACGGCGTGACGAAAAAGACCGATTACGGATGGTCGGTGAACGGAATAAGCCGCGGCAGCGCCGCCGTCGTGTCCTATATCGGTTTGTTCCCGGCTTACGGTGGCACGCCGTGCGACGAGTCGGTCAAGCAGATCATCGCCGCGATCAAGGCGAAGGGCTGGAAGATCACCTTCTATCCCTTCCTCTTCATGGACATCCCGCCGGGCAACACGCTGCCCAATCCTTATTCGAACAACGCGGCAACGGTGGGTCAGCCGGTCTATCCCTGGCGCGGGCGCATCACCTGCTCGCCGGCGGCCGGCTATGCGGGAACCGTCGACAAGACCTCGGCCGCCGCGACGCAAGTCAACGCGTTTTTCACTGGCGCGCAGGGCTACAACGCCATGGTGCTCACTTACGCCAACCTGTGCGTGGCGGCGGGCGGCGTGGACTCCTTCATCATCGGGTCCGAGCTGCGCGGTCTGACACAGGCGCGCAGCAACCAGACCACCTATCCGGCTGTCGCTGCGCTCAAGAGCTTGGCGGCGAGCGTGAAGGCGATCGTCGGTTTGGGCTGCAAGGTAGGCTACGCGGCCGACTGGTCGGAATGGAACAACCACCAGACCGGCGATGCGCCCGGCGCGGTACTGTTCAATCTCGATCCACTGTGGAGCGACGCGAACGTCGACTTCATCGGCGTCGACAATTACCTGCCGCTCAGCGATTGGCGCGATGGCACCACCCATCTCGACTACAATCCCGCCGGCCCGACCAGCCCGCACGACGAGACCTATCTCGCCTCCAACATCCAAGGCGGCGAGGATTACGCCTGGTACTATGGGAGCCCGGCCGATCGTGACGCGCAGAACCGCACGCCGATCACGGACTCGACTTACAACAAGCCGTGGGTATGGCGCGCCAAGGACTTCTGGAACTGGTGGAACAATTCGCACTACGACCGGCCAAGCGGCACGGAGAACGCCTCGCCTACCGCGTGGGTGCCGCAATCAAAGCCGATCCGATTTACAGAGTTGGGCTGTCCCGCGGTCGACAAAGGCGCCAATCAGCCCAACGTCTTTTACGATCCCAAGTCGAGCGAAAGCGCGCTGCCCTATTATTCGAACGGCTCGCGCGACGATCTCATGCAGCGCGCCTTTCTGGAGACGCATTACAATTATTGGACAGTCGCCGCCAACAATCCGATATCGTCCGTCTACGGCGAACCGATGGTCGATACGACCACGATTTCCGCCTGGTGCTGGGATGCGCGGCCTTATCCGTTCTTTCCGGGCCGCACGGATCTGTGGCAGGACGCGCCGAACTACACCATCGGCGATTGGCTGAACGGCCGGCTCGGCGCCGTGCTGCTGAGCGATCTGGTCGCGGAGATCTGCGAGCAGTCCGGCTTTTCCGCTTACGACGTGTCGGACCTCTCAGGCCTCGTCACCGGCTATGCCCGCACCTCCACGATGAGCGCGCGCGACGAGCTGAGCTCGCTGGCGACCGCCTTCTTCTTCGACGCCGTCGAAAGCCAAGGCACCGTCGCCTTCTTGATGCGCGGCCGGCCCAGCACCACCGCGCTCGACGAAGACGATCTGGTCATCGATCTCAGCGGGGAGCCGAACTTCGGCTTCCAGCTGACGCGCTCCCAGGACTTCGACCTGCCGCTCGTCTATCGCATCACCTTCATCGACGCTTCGAACGGTTACGAACAGGGTTCCTACCGGGCCAAGCGGCTGATCGGCAATTCCAACCGCATAGAGGACACGCAAATCCCGCTGGTGATGGACCGCACCCAGGCCGGCGGCATCGGCGACCGGCTGATCCAGGAAGCCTGGCTGGAGCGCGACGGCGCCGCGTTCAAATTGCCGCCGTCGTTCCTCGCGCTCGATCCTTGCGACGAGGTGATGGCGACGCTGGGCGGCCGCGCCCGCCGCATGCGCATCAAGGAGATCGCCGACAGCGAGGGGCGGGCGCTGACCACGGTGGCCACCGATCCCTCGCTTTACGACGCCATCAGCGGCGCCGCGCGCACCGTAAGCGAGACCAGCCTGAACGTCTCCACTGGCCGCGCGCTCCTGGTCTTTCTGGACATGCGCACCCTCGCCGACGGCGACACGGACTGGAATCCGCACGTCGCCGCTTACGCCGATCCGTGGCCCGGTCAGGTGCTGCTTTACAAGAGCTTGACGGGAGCGAATTACCAGCTTGACACCGCCATCGCGACGCTGGCGACCATCGGGGCGACGACGGCCGATTTCTATTCGGGGCCTACCTGGCGCTGGGACAACGTCAACAGCCTTTATGTGCAGCTCGTCAACGGTGCGCTGTCCTCGACCGACGCGGACGGCGTATTCAGCGGCGAGAATGCCTTGGCCGTGCAAAATCAGGACGGCTATTGGGAAATCCTTCAGTTCCAAACCGCGACGCTGACCGGCTCCAACACTTATCAGCTCACGGGCCTTTTGCGCGGGCGCCTCGGCAGCGAAGAGCAGATGCGCAATCCCGTGCCGGCCGGCGCGCGCGTGGTGCTGCTCGACCAGAATGTCGTGCAGACCTCCCTCACGCAGGCGCAAGCGCGCCAGTCGTTCAGTTGGACCTGGGGACCGCGGGACAAGGATATCTCCGACCCGGCCTATCAAAGCGCGACGCAGCAATTCCAGTGTGTCGGGCTGATGCCGCTGTCGCCGGTCCATGTCGGGTTTCAGTGGGATAGTTCGGGCGATCTTACGATCAGCTGGATGCGCCGCGATCGCGCCTTGGCGGCGGCGAACCTCCTGCAGAACGACGCGCCGATGAGCGAGCAAAGCTTGTCCTTCGACGTCGACATCCTGAACGGCGCGAGCGTGGTGCGCAGCTTCAGCGCCTTGCCGCAAGAGAGCTGCCTCTACACCGCAGCTCAGCAAGCGGCGGACTTTCCGTCCGGCTTGCCCAATCCGCTGGTGGTGAACGTCTACCAGAACTCGGCCGTCGTCGGCCGCGGCTGGAGCAAGACCGCGCAGCTCTACACTCGATAGGTTAAACCATGACCGATACGACACCGCGCCTGCAGCTGCCCGAGATCGCGCAGATGCAGGAGATGAACGAAGTCAGCTGGAACGAGACGCTCGTCCAGCTCGACGCCTTTGTCGATCTTTATCTGCTCGGCCTGTTCGTCAACACGCCGCCGACTTCGCCCAACGACGGCGACGTCTATGTCGTGGGCGGCGCGCCGACCGGCGATTGGACGAACAATGCCTATAAGATCGCGTATCGCATCGACGGCGCTTGGAACTATTACGTGCCGTTCAACGGGCTGCGCGGTTACAACAACGGCGACGGCAAGTTCTATGTCTATGTCAACGGCACCTGGGCCGACTGGAATTCGCTGATCAGCGCCGGCGAAGTCTCGGTTGCCTCGGCGGCGACAACCGATCTCGGCGCTGCGGGATCGCTCTTCGTGCAGATCACCGGCACGACGGCGATCACCTCCTTCGGCACTGAGACGAACAAGCTGCGCTTCGTGCGTTTTGCCGGCGCGCTGACGCTGACCTACAACTCCGTTTCGCTGATCCTCTTGGGCGGGGCCAATCGCACCACCGCGGCGGGCGATGTCGGCATTTACGCGTCCGACTGTTCGGGCAATTGGCGCGAGCGCTCTTATTTCCGCGCCGCCAACGATCCCGGCGATTACGCCACCAATTCCGGCGCCGGGACGTTCGCCAACAAGACGATCAGCGGCGCCTCCAACACGCTCAGCAACATCCCGAACAGCGCCTTGGCGAATTCCTCGATCACCATCGCTGGGCAGACGGTCAATCTCGGCGGCTCGCAAGCCTTGGCCGCGGCCAATCTCTCCAACGGCGCCATCGGCACCGGCTCGGTGCTGCTGTCGAGCCAGCTCGGCGCGGCCAGCGGCATCGCCACGCTGGACTCTTCCGGCCATCTGACCGGCTCGCAGTTGCCGAGTTCCGTGGTCGGCACCCTCAATTATCAGGGTACCTGGAACGCCAGCAGCAATTCGCCGGCGCTGGCTTCGGGCACCGGCACGAAAGGCTTCTATTACGTCGTCTCGACCGCCGGCACGACGACGCTGGACGGCATCGCGCAATGGAACGTCGGCGATTGGGCGGTGTTCAACGGCACGACTTGGAACAAGTTGGACGGCGTTGCCAGCGAAGTGTTGAGCGTCAACGGCAAGACCGGCGCCGTCTCGCTCGCGGCCTCGGATGTTTCGGCGCTGGCGCTGTCGGGCGGCACGCTGACGGGCAATCTGCAAACGCCTAGCCTCAGCATCAACACCGCCTACGATCCCAACAACGTGCTGTCCGTGAACGGCGCGAGCGCGCTGTTTTCCGGTTCGGGCAACTTCAATTTCACGGTCAACAAAGGCGGTTCGACAGGCGCCGCGTCGGATACCGCATCGATTATCTTCGAAGATGGCTTTTCGGGGCGCGGCCAAATCGGGCTTTGCGGCGACGACAATTTCCATTTCAAGGTATCGTCCAACGGCACGAACTGGTTTGACGCGTTCGATATCAATGCGAGCTCCGGTCTCGTCACCGCCAATTACGGCATCGCCTTGGCGGGCTCGACCAGCGGCACGACCACTCTGCAACCACAGGCCGCGGCCTCCGGCACGCTGTCACTTCCCGCCGCGACCGACACGCTGGTCGGGCGCGCCACCACTGACACACTGACGAACAAAACGTTGACATCACCCACCATCAATGGCGGCGCGCTGTCCGGCACATTCTCCGGCGCGGCCACGTTCTCCGGTGCGATCACGCATAGCGCGGCGATCACTTATGGTGGCGTGACGCTGAACAATGCCGTCACCGGCACCGGCAATATGGTGTTGTCGTCCAGCCCGTCACTGACATCGCCGTCGTTCTCGACGATCTCGAACACCGGCACGCTGACGCTTCCCGCCGCGACCGATACGCTGGTCGGGCGCGCTACGACCGATACGCTGTCCAACAAATCGTTTAGCGGTGCGACGAATTTTCCCGGAAACTCCAGCATCAGCTCCAGCGGCCAGTTCATTTGCGGGGCTTCTGGCGGCGGTACGTCGGCGGCTTTTCAGCTTTATTCCGCTAACCCCGCCATGTGCTGGTATGCAAGCGGCCAGGGTACGGATCAGAAATGCTGGGATTTGCTCGGTCAGGGCAACCTCGTTTTCCGCGCGGTAAACGATGCGAACACCGCGGCCACATCCTGGCTGCAAGTGACCCGCAGCGGATATAACATCAGCAGCATTGGTTTTGGCAGCAGCGCGCCAGTCGGTTTCGGAACCATCTACCCACTTTCCGGCTGTGCCATCGACATCGTCGGGCATATCTTTCCGCATTCGGACAATAGCTACAATCTCGGCTCCGCGTCGTATCGCTTTGGCACCGTCTACGCCGCCACCGGCACGATCAACACCTCGGGTGCCGCGACCAAGACCGGCGCACGCGCGCTCAATGCGGCCGAGATCGCGGTGGCGAAAACGCTCGCCACCAATGTGCGCGTCTTCCGGTACATCGATGCAGTCGCGAAGAAGGGCACCGACAAGGCACGCTGGCACGTCGGCATGATTTACGAGGATGTGGTCGCCGCCTTCGAGGCGCAAGGTCTCGATCCGATGCGCTACGGCATCGTCTGCGCCGATCCGGCCTTCAAGACTGTCACCACGCCGGTGAACGATGCAAACGGCAAAGCGGTGATCGATCCCGACACCGGCCGGTCCGCGACGGAAGAAAAGTCCGTTCCCGATCTCGACGCCAACGGCGCGCAGAAGCAGATTCTCGGCCTGCGCTACCAGGAGCTGGCGCAGTTCGTCCTCGCCGGCCTTGCCGCGCGCCTCGCCGCGCTCGAAGCCAAAGCCGGCTGACCGTCCGTACACGGAAATTCCCCAGAAACCAAGGAGACTATCATGACAGACGCCCAACCCGGCGGCGCAAGCACGCTGCCCTTTTCCTCCAACATCAACTGGACGCAGCTGGTGGGCCTTTTGGCCACGCTCTTGGCGCTGTTCGGGATCAATCTCGATCCCCACACCCAAGCGGCCATCGTCGCCGTCATCGTGGGCGCGACCGCGGTGGCGACCTGGGTGCTGCACACCTTCGTCAATCATCCCAACAACGTTGAGGCGGCGCAGTCGCTGGTGGCCGACGCCGTGAACGCGGCGAAGAAATCCGCGCCTGTGCTGGTCGCCTTCGCCTTCGTGATGCTGACGGGGCTCGGCGGCTGCGCCGCGCTGAGCGACGCCGCCGCTTCGCTCGCCGCCGCCGCGGTTTCCGGCACGCCGGCGCCAGGCCAGGCGAAAACCGTGTTCGGCGCCGAGCTGACCTTCGATTTCCTGGTCGAGGAAGCGCAGCAATATGTCGACAGCGGCCTGGCCACGCCGACGCAGAAGGCCGCGATCCACGACGCGGTCGTGAAGGCCGAGGCGGTGAACAAACAGGCGCGCGCGGCGGCGGAGACCGGCGGCAATGCCGCTTCGGCGACGCTGCTCGCCGCGCTCAACGCCGCCAATCTCGATTTCGCCCAGGCGCTTTCGGCGCTGGGCGTTTCGACCGGCTCGTGAAAGGACAAGACCATGACCACGCAATCCATCATCACCGACATCAACGACGCGGTGGAGATCGCCAGCAAGATCGCCGCGGCGGTTTCGACCGTCGTGCCGGGCGCCGCGATCGCCGGCATCGCGCTGTCGAAAATCGTCTCGGTCGGCGAAGCCGCCGCGACGGGATCCGCGGACGCGGTGAACTACATCGCCAACTTGCAGGCGCTGGCCGATAGCACCTCGAACCCCACGCCGGCGCAATGGGCCGCGCTCGACGCCCAGACCGACGCCGACGTCGCCAAGCTCGAAGCTTCCACGGCCGAGCCGTCGTCATGACCGCGCCGGCCGGCGAGGCGCGCTTGGCGCTCAAGGCGCGCCTCGCCGCGCACGGACTGTGGCTTTGCGCGGCGCGGCTTCGCCTCTTGGCGCTCAAGGCCGGGTTCGATCTCAATCAGCCGCGCGTGCCGGCGGGCGATCCCGCCGGCGGGCAATGGACGAGCGGCGACGATGCCTTGTCGGCGGCTATGACAAGGCGGCTATTCGTGCCGCGCGTTCAACGCCTCGCGGGCGCGAGGCGGACCGGCGCCGTCGCGCGCAATATCTTTCCGAAACCGCAGCCGAATTGGCCCAAGGGCTGTATTCCCTTGGCGCAATCGGCAGACGGCGACGGAGTGGACTGGAACAAGCCTACTGTGCACACGAACAGGGAGACGACGCCGCAGGACGAGCAAAAATTCGTCGACGGGCATGGCTCTGATGCACAAGATCTGGCTCAGGCCCTGAAGCGCGGATCGAACGCGCAGGAATTCCTGACCTTATCGAGCATTGAAGCACATTGGGGCGTTGCTGACGCCGCAACCAACGCCAACAATTTCTTTGGCGTTCACAACATCTCCAGCGGGCCGTTCCCCAACCAGATCGGCACTTATCTGGCATCAGGTCACGACGGCGTAGTGGGCACGATGTACCCCTGCTGGCTGTCCCCCAACGATGCCCCTGGCGGCCGGAAACCGGTCGCCGTGTTCCCCAAGGACACCGGCTATATGGATTCCGGCTCTATCGCCGTCGGCAGATTGGAAAATCTCGGCGGCGACTACTCGAACCCGGCGACATTCTTCACTAATATCCACAAGTCGGGCTGGGCTATAGGCACGCCGCTCGCCGCTTATGTGAATCTACTGATGGGACGATATCGTCATTTGTCGGGTTATTGAATTGCGCAAGGAGGCAGTATGCGTCTGCCGATCTGGTGCATAGCCTTTCTCTTTCTGACGACGGCGGGTCTTGGAGACCCTGTTGCCAGTTCGCTGCCGAAAGGAGAGCCAGTTGCCACCTCGACGCATCTTTTGACGTATGACCAGGACGAGGCGCTGGTGAGGCTCGCATTCGCGCACAGCGTCCGGCATTTGAAGCGTCATGGCACCTACGGCTTCGACGGCTATCTTCATGATGACCGAGATCGTTTTGACTTTTTTGTACTGTTGGGCTCGGGCTGGGGGCCACCCGGCATAGAAGATCAAGGGATGCTGGCCAGTTATACCGTCGACAGACAAACGGGGGATGTCTGGGACACCTACGCCGATTGCTATGTCGTGCATTTCCGCGCCCTGACCAAGATGCAGAACGAGATGCGCCGCAAGGACGGAATTACCTGGCGCAAGCGCCTTCGCCCTTGCTGATCCCTAAACGCCGAGAGCCCGCGATCTCTCGCGGGCTCTCGCTTAATCGACATGCGACCCCACGCCGGCGCAATGGGCCGCGCTCAACGCGCAAACCGCCGCCGACGTGACGAAGCTCGAAGCCGCCACGGTCGAGCCGGCGTCATGACCGCGCTGACGGGCGAGGCGCGCTTGGCGCTCAAGACGCGCCTCGCCGCGCACGGGTTGTGGCTTTGCGCGGCGCAGCTTCGCCTCTTGGCGCTCAAGGGCAATTACAATCCCAACCAGCCGCGCGTGCCGGCGGGCGATCCGGCCGGCGGACAATGGACGAGCGGCGGGGGTAGCGTGGATTGGAAAAACCCGGTCAAGCGCACCAATAGAGGCACGACGTCGGACGACTGGAAGAAATTCGTTCAAAATCACCGCGCCGATGCGGAGAAGCTGGCCGCGAAGCTCGGTCACGGATCGAACGCGGGCGAATTTCTTGCATTATCGAGCGAGGAATCGAACTGGGGCCTGGCCGAGGCGGCAAGCAACGGCAACCATTTCTTCGGCTACCATAACGGCAAGGCCGGCCCCTTTACTGGCCAGATCGGGACCTATCTCACCTCCGGCAAATACGGCGACCCCGGGCAGTTACTCCCCGTGTGGATGCCGCCGTTGCCCGACAGCGATTCGCGAAAGACAATTCCGGTGTTCTCGACCACAACAGGCTATGTCGACTCTGGAGCTTATGTGGTCGGCAAATTGGCCGAACAGGGAAAAGACTATTCGAACCCGGCAACGTTTTTTGCTACCCTCCACGCCTTGGGCTGGGCCAAGGATACGCCAACGGCCACTTACGTACACACCATGCTCGGACGATACAAACTCGTTTCCAAATATTGA